TATATCAACGTTTGTTAAAAATAAAATTAAAAAAGTTTTAAAAATACGGTAACCCGGTAACCGGGAAAATTTCACAAACTTTTTGAAAGGATAAATATGGAAAAAGAAAAGAGTTTTGAGCAAGTTTTGACCGAACTTGTGGAGAAAGATTTGATTAATGAGCCGGAACATTACAAGGGTAAAAAACGGAATGGAAGTGATCGACGTGATCAAAAATTTTGCACCTTGTCCGGAATATGCTGAAGGGTTCTTTTTCGGAAATGTTGTTAAATATGTTTTACGACATTCAAAAAAGAACGGGCTGGAAGATTTAAAAAAAGCCCAAAAATATTTGGGTTGGTTAATTGAGTATTTGGAGCAGGGTAAGAATGAAACGGGAACTAATTGAAGATACAATTCAGAAATATCAAGATTTACTAGATGATGAAGAACATTTTCAACGGTTGAGAAATTTCTTCCCTAGGACGGCCATTCAACAATGGAAAGAATGGATCAGAAAAAGAATTAAAACTTTAAAAGAGGATTTAAAAAATGCGGATGAGTAAAAAAGTAAGTGATCTAGTTTTTAACACTAAGATGTGGTTTATCGCCCGTGGTATCGAACAAGGGGACGTTAATAAGCAAGGTTTGAAATTGATTGAAGAAATGGGGGAGCTGGTTTCAGGCTACCTTAAAAATAAAGAAGACGTTATTAAGGATTCAATCGGTGATGTGGCCGTAGTGTTGATTGGTTATGCAATGATGGCCGGTGTAAGCCCTGAATTTATCTTTTTTGACCGTAAAGAAGACTACCTACCAGACTTTGGCGGGGTTCAGGCTTGGATTTGGATGATGGCAGATAGCGCCTTTCAGGCAAAAGTAGCGCAAGATCTAGGAATTGAAAACACAATTAAATACAACCTTTCAAATATTATTCTTTACTTGGATTTGATTTGTAAGGAATTAGGTTATGATTTTGTGGAATGTTTTGAACTGGCCTATGAAGAAATCAAAGACAGAAAAGGGCGCTGGGTTAATGGTAGTTTTGTGAAAGAGCAGGATTTGGAAGATGAATAAACAAGAACTAATTGAAAAATATGTATATATGAAACGTAATCTTGGAATGTGGGTATGTACTACTGATATCTTGAAAGATCTGAAGCAACTAGACGAACCGCAGAAAGTTAAAATTCCTAAATTTGTCGCGGAATGTATTGAATACGCACAGGCAAGTGATTGGGACCTAGAAGATGTTTTTCAAAATATAGCTAATAAGCCAGACACTTCTGAAATTTCCGAATGGTTTTACTCTAAAAGTGAGAATATGGATACTTTGGCCAGCGCTTGGCTGTATGGTTATGAAATTGAAAAAAAGCGGTATCTTGTAAAGATTATTGGGATTACCGATTATAATAGTTACTTAAATTACCACAAGGAAGAAAATAAGTGGACTATTGAATCTAATATGGATACTGATACAATCAGAACTAAACACACCCGCAAGGAGTTAGAAAAATCCGGATTCGGTTGGGTGTTTAATTGTCCGGGGATTGAAGTAAAGGAAGTGGAAGAATGATATTATCGGATGAAGATTATCTGGAATTTATAAAAGAAGGACAAAAATTTGCTTTGGAGAAACTCAAAGATTATTTCCAAGACGATGTAGAAGATGTAGAAGAGGAAGTGAAAGAATGATTCCAAAATTTAGAGCATGGGATAAGGTTGACAAAGAAAAGTATTTTGCTGATGAAATTAATTTTAATTGTGGGGAATTTGAATCCATTGGAAATGGTATCACGTTCTTACGCGGGGCGGAAAAAATTGAGCTTATGCTTTCCACAAATACTAAAGACAAAACCGGAAAAGAAATCTTTGAAGGGGATATTCTTCAGATTGATTTCATTAAAGCCATTGTACGTTTTGGGCAATACCGCTACTATGACAATGCTGGTAAAGATGTTTTGACAGGTAACGGCTTTTACTTGGAATGTTTGAACGTCATGGATCCGGATTGTATCTCACCTTATGAAACAGATATTCTCTATAAAGCTGAAATTATCGGGAACATTTACGAAAACCCTGAATATGATCAAAACTTTGTAGGTTTCCGAATTAAGGGGGAATAATCATGGCGCTTGTGTACTTGAAGATGGTAGAAGACGGTATAACCAGAGAAGATTTTATTATCAATACTAAAAATATTAAATCTGTTTTAAATTTAGGGGACATGAATAACCCTGAATTTGAAGTATGCCTAATGAGTGGTACGGTCTTTAATTTCAACCAGCTTTACTATGAAGGTAAATTTGTGTACGTCTATAAGATGAATCAGCTTTACAAATTGTTAACTAAACTAGATAACGGGGTAATTCAAGATGGATCTTCATAATTTCTTATGTTTGTTATTTATTCTTGTGTGGGCGCTGGGTCTATCGTGGGCTTGTATTGTGGCCTTCCGGGCTAACAGAAAGGGGAAAGATGAATAAAAAAGAAGGTTTTATTTTCTTCCTTGCTTTCCTTGCGGTCTTTCAAATTGTAATGCTTAATTGGGAGGTCATTGAACAAAGAAACAAAATTAAAAGGCTTGAAAATCAGCCTAAAACGATCATTTATAAGGTTGATAATGCCGGAGGTATAATTGACCAAGCCGGGAAAATAAGCGCTAAAAACGTCCTAGAGGGGCGTTATACGGTGACTATAAAAGGTTATGGGAATTTCCTAGTTACTAAGAAGCAATACGATAGTCTAAAAGTAGGGGATCCGATACCTGATTATCTTAAAAATAGGGGGAATTAAAAAGATGGAATTAGATGAACTAATTAAAAAAGTACGAATCTTGGAAGCTTCACGCTAGTGATGAAATTGAGTTGGCCTATGTTACTCTTTTTCTTGCGGATCTCAAAAGTCTGAAAAAGAGCTGTACCGTGGAATTGACTGTAAACCGCGAAGGGGTTCAATTACTATGAGCAACTTTACAGATTTCTTTGAAGAATATGACCGCTTGCGCTTTGAACATCGTTCTACGGAAGATTTCCTTGTTTCTTTAGGGGTGGAAAACCCGCTTACTTTATCAGGAAGATTAAACGCCTATAAAAGAAAAGGGTTAATTCCGCCCCCTTCCGTACTTCAACTTTTTGAGTTGGTTATGGATCCGGTATTAATTACAAATTGCATGGCTGACTATCTGAACGAAAATGAAACACAAAATTGTTGGAAGTTCGACAATATGGCCATGGAATACATTGATAGATACCGGGAACAAGAAACAAAAACAGTAAAGGAAAAAAGAAAAGCCCGGAAAGAAGCTTATAGGAACCTTGTTAAAGGAAGGTGCTTATTGCTTGGAGTTTGACTTTTACGCCCGCAAGTTGTAAAAGGCTTCCGGGTGGTTAGTGTATCAAAGAATTTATTAAGAAAGGGGGTTGAAACTCCTATAAAAATATAAATCTATCCGGGCGTCTGATACACGCGCCCAAAATAAAAAAAAGCCGGCGTACTGCAATTACCGACTTCTTTCATGAAACAAAATATATTAAATAAGGAGTATTCTTATTATATCATTTTTCAAAAGGAGTTACGGGGTTTGAGTATCAAGGCACAGGAATTACTTGATGAATTGCAAAAGTTAGACATTGACATAAAAAGCCGAATGGATGAAATTAATGAACTAGAAGCCGGGCTACTATCAAGCCCTAAATTTCAGGCCGATAAAGTTTCAGGCGGTAAGGGCCGGAAAGTTGATGATGTCTATACACAGTTGATTGTTATGAAGGAAGCTATAGAACAAGACACGGCCGAAATTATTGACAGAAAACTAGAACTTGGTAGAATGATCAATAAATTAAAAGACCCTAAGCAAAGGACCGTACTAAGGCTTACTTACATAGTCAAGAAACACGTTTTGGATATCTGCAACGATTTGGACGGTATTTCACTACCTACTTACTACCGCTTGAAGCGGTCCGCAATTAGTGAATTAGAAAAAATCTTGAATGATAACAAATGACATTCACTGTTAAGGCACGATTTGGACAATGTGATAGAATGGTATTTGTCAAGTAATGGGGATAAAACAACGGCGTTTTATCCTTTTTTTTATTGTATTTTTATCAGAAAGGAGCCAAAAGAATTTGGGAATGACGGAAAGGCAAAAGATTTTTGCAGATCATTATATCATTTCATTAAATGCTACGGAAGCTTATTTTAAAGCTTATCCAAAGACTAAGAATGAAAGATCAGCACAAGCGAATGGAAGCCGGTTGCTATCAAATGATAAGGTAAAAGCCTATATAGATGAACAGCTTGAAAAACTAAAGTCCGAACGTATCGCAGATCAACAAGAAGTGTTAGAATTTCTTACCGCTGTAATGCGTGGTGAAGTCACTGAACCGCTTTTGGTCCTAGATGGTGAAGGGTATCAAAAAGTTGTGGAAGCAAAACCATCAGTAGCAACTAG